CCTTTGCACAGCCTGATAACAGTATAAATATTAATATTAGTCTCACAATTGACTGATACGATAGATTACGTTATAAGTCAAACATTATGGGAGTACCAGCAAAACTAACAGAAAGACAAATAAAGTTTGCAGAATTATTAGTCTACAATGAGGGTAGATTATCGCCTGCGGAAGCAGCATTTCAAGCAGGGTATAAGACTAGGCCAAGACAGGCTGCATCTGAATTAAGAAATCCAAAAGTATCTCCATTAGTAGTTAAATACATTGGTGAGTTAAGATCAGAGGTACAAGAAAAATATGGTATTAGTTTTGAGAAACATATCTCAGAGTTAGCTCAAATTAGAAATCAGGCATTAGAAAAAGGAGCCTGGTCTGCTGCAGTAAATGCAGAAGTAGCTCGTGGTAAAGCTGGTGGATTATATGTAGATCAAAAACTTGTGATGACAGGTAATGTAGATAACATGTCACCCAATGAAATCAAAGATAGACTTAAAAAGATTCTAGATGAAAACAAAGAGATAATTAATATTACGCCGGAAGATGTAAAATTAGAAGAACTAGAATTGCCAAAAGAGTCAACCCGTGAATCCGATTAGTCACTTCGTTTGCTTGGCAATATAACTCGTGAATTTTATTTATTATTCTTTTTATTATTCCCATTATTTACTCCTTGTGGATTAGGACCACGCACTGGTGGTATTTCTTTCCATTTTACATTAGGCATATTCTTTGTCAATGTAGGATTAAAGATTCTATTAAAGTTTTCTTTGTATAAATCACTACTTGGTCTTGATCTACCATCATAACTAAATTTTTTATTTTTCATTTATTTTTTTCCAAAGTCTTTTAATTATATTTACTCCCATATAATCTTCATATGTTTTTATTACAATATTGTTACATATATAACAACTACAGTAACTACATTTACGACCACAATGACAATCGTGTTTGCATTCAAAACAAAACGTCTTCATTTTTCATTTATTTTTTCCATTTTTAACACACATCCTCTTGGAAATACATTTCTATCACTAAATAATTCATCATTAACTTCATAACTTGCAAAAGTTCTAATGTTTTTTCTATCTTTGTTTAATAAGTATGCATGTGTTACCATTTCAGACGGCATAAACCCAGATGCTGTATGTAAATCTGCATGACCTGAATCACCTGTGATATCCAACCATGTAATTTTATAAAAGTAATATCTTTTCTTTTTAATGACAACAGATTTATATTTAGATTTTTTAGGACGTTTCATATTAACTTATATACTGTATAGGGAGATTTTTGGGCAAAAAAGTTTTTAAAAAAACAAAAAGGGTCGCGCGCGCCGAATACATCTGTGCCAAGGCATAATTGCAAAAAAGCCAGTAAATACACCATTTGTGCCAAGCTGTGCCAACAGAAATCAGTGTCGTGGCACACCTATTATTCGCTAATACCAACACTTCTAATCGATTTTGGCTACTGTGCCACCTGTGCCACCATATTTTTTTGATGACTGAAAAAAAATTTTGCCCTAGAATTCCACTATACATTGGCACACTCCTTATTTTGGTATTATTTTGACCACATTTGTGCCGTTTTTAATAATTTTACGCACTCCTGGGCCCTGTATTTCAAATTTAGCATATGGCGACCACTGTTTACGTATTATGTTTAACTCTAAAATCAGATTCGACCATTGTTTGGGACTTATGCTTGTCCCTACTATACTCACCTTTTTCATAATCTATACACATTTTACCATCTAAGTGGTCCATCTCATGCTGAACACATCTAGCTCGTAGATCATAAAATGTTTTTTTCTCCTCCTTTCCATCTTTGTCTTGATACTTTAGAATGATTCTAAGGTGTCTTCTTACTGCTTCTCTTTTACCTGGTGCTGATAAACAGCCCTCAACATCACACAATGTTTCATTAGATTTCTCTATTATTTCTGGATTAATAAATACTTCAGGGGTTTGTTGGGCTCTGGTACAATCCATTACAAACATACGAAGCTGATAACCAACTTGTATTGCAGCTAAACCTATACCTAAATTTTCATACATAGCTTTATACATCCATTTAATAAGTCTTTCAGTCTTATCATCTAATGGAAAAG